CGGTCAAGGGCACCGTCAAGAAGCACGACAGCTACCAGGGCCAGGCACAGACGGTGCTGACCCGCTGCAAGCTCGAGGCGCTCACCTGAGCGTCAGGAAGGGACGATGATGACGACGACGAAGAAGGCAGGGCGCGGCGGGGCCCGCAAGGGCGCGGGGAGGCCGAAGGTGAAGGCGAAGGTGAAGGTGAGCCGCACGCTGTGGGTGCGCTGCTCGCCCGGAGTCGTGGCAGCCTTCGATGAATACCTCGCGGAGCGGAACGCGGAGCGCTTGAAGATCGGCCTCACTGCCATCTCGTTCTCGCGGTGGGCTCGTGAGACGCTGCTCGGCGCGATCGGTCGCGCGGATCTCACGGAGGCCGCGAACCCGATCGTGAGCACGAGCCGCGGAGAGGCGGCGGAGTAGATGCCGCGCAACCCGCCCGATGATGGGAAGCTCGCGCACGGCCGTCACCGGCTCACGATGGCCGAATCGGACGCGATCATCGCGGTGGCGGTCGCAGCCGAACTGCGGCGGCTTCGCTGCGACGACATCCCGCGGTGTCGCATGTCCAAGAAGACGAACTACGAACATGCGCACCACATCTCCGTGCGCGCGCAGACCGCGAAGCGGCTCGAACAGAAGGGGTTGATCCGGCTGCCTCTGTGCCGCGTCTGGGGTGAGCGTTCGGAGTATGGCGACTTCCCCGTCCTCACGGAGGAGGGCCGCGCCGCGCTCGCCTCACGATGGGATGTTGCGGTCGTTGCGCGCGCGGAGCGACTTTTTCGGGGCACCATCAACTAGAATGACCTCGACGATGATCGACGAATCACACAAGGCGTTTGCCGCGCGGGCGAAGGAGCGACGCGAGGAGCGAGCCCGTGCCACACAGCTCGCCGGCGGCGCGGTCGACGCCGCGTGGCAGGCTACCTACCGCCTCCTCGTCGGGCAGTTCGGCAAGCCCGACAACGAGGTACGCGACGACGTCTCCGGCAGCTTCTTCGTGTCATGGGGGAGTGAGCCGGACCCTGTCGTCGTGTTCGATCTGGGGCTGGTTTATCGGGCGATGCAGGCCCCCACTCGACGGGCGGCGATCGTGGAGCTGGTGCGACAACACGAGCGGTGGATCAGCGCGAAGCGCACGGCGTATTCCTTCGTGGTCACGTGCCCGCAAGAGCACTATGCAGACCTCGTCGCACTCGAGCGGTGGTCTGTCACGCACGGGCACCCGGCGACACGTGTATTCAACGAGTCGAAGGCAGATCGCGTGATGTGTCTGGTGCGCTCGAGTGGACCTGTTGATTGGTTTGGACGAGAGACGGCACAACGACCTGTCGTGCCGATCGAAATACCGTAAGGAGGACGACATGCAGCCGACAGGACTCGCGCTCTACGTGCGCGCCATCGATCGAGACCGACACGGATCCCCGAAGCAGCTCGCGAAGAAGTTCGCGGACCACGGCGCGTCATGGGTGGCGATCGCCGGCCCGTGGCACGACGACAAGGGCTGCCGGATGATCAACAAGCCCGAGACGGTGCGGCGCTACGCCGATGCCTTCGAGGAGAAGGGCATCCTCCCGTACGTCTGGGGATACCCGTGGCAGGGATCGGAGGATCGCTTCGCCGCCGAGCTGCACTCGTGCTCCGGTGAGCGCAAGCTAGTGCTCCTCGATCCCGAGCTGGGGGCCAACCCGACGCGGGCGAAGAAGGGAGCCGGCAAGACGAAGGCGAACGCGCACGCGGCGATGCTCGTCAGTCTCATGGCCGATCACTTCCCTGGGGGTGTTTGCGGGGTGAGCACGTTCGGGAGCGGCGCGCGGATGGGATGGTTCCCGACGCGTGCGTTCGTGCATGCGCTCGCCACGTGCTTCCCCTCGCGCTCATTCATCGGAGGTCAGACGTACACTGACGACACGCGTATCGACCCGTCGATCGCGGACTTCTGTCAGGTGATCGAAGATGTCACGTACAAGCACATCGTCGGGCTCGTGCCCAACTTCGGCACGTACAGCAAGGTCGCGATCGCCGGCAAGAAGATCAAGTACCGGGCGAAGACGCAGGTCGAGATGGACGCACACTTCCTCGAGTTCATCGATGAGGCCGAGCCGATCGATGCCTTGATCGGGTGGGCGGAGAACTTCATGAACCCGGAGCTGTGGCACTCGTTCGCCCGCATGGCGGACCGGATGTCCCGCGGGGCCACGGTGCTTCCATGAACCTCCGACTCACGATCCTCCCGATGCTCCTCATGGGCTGCTACGCGGTGCATGAGCCCGTTCCGGTGAACGACTGCGATCCGTGGGAGGGCGTCGAGCGCGACGCCAGCGGCGAGATCGTGCACGGCGTCACGCAGTGCGCGATCTGCCGGCAGTTCAAGGACGCATACAACGCGCGCGCCGCAGTGCTGGGTTGCGGCGCGCCGTACCCCCTCGACGGCTGCCCGATCGACGAGGGGCTCGACGACTGCTCGATCTGGCAGATCGCCGAAAGCGTCTACAGCTACGGCGCGATCCCCGACTGCGAGACGCTGCTCGAGGTCGCCGGCAGGATCGAGAGCTTCGGCGGCATCGAGTGCGGCGACACGTGCACGTGGAGCGACCCGTACGCGAACCCGGTGCACAGCGACGTCGAGCAGCCCCCGACCACGCCTATCAGCGGCGGGTGGGGGGACAGGTACGCGTGCTGCCCGGGCACCCCCTATGAGGCGCGTGAGTTCGATCGGCACCTGTTCTGCGACGGGTCTTGATCGCTCAATGGTTGTTCTACAACTTGACTAATCTGGCCTCGGACGAATGGGTCGAGTAGACTGGCGCCAAATCCCCCTCTAGGAGGCGCCCGTGACCGATCGATCCAGAATCCGCCGAGGCCGTGAGGTCTTCTACACCCCGACCGCTGCCGAGGAGACCGCCGGCGGCGATGGCCCTTGGCCCGGGCTCATCGTCCGCGTCAACAGCGACGGGAGCGCCGACCTCGTCGTCGACCCCCCGACCGAAGCGACCATCGGCGCGGCGCTCGCGGACCCGCTGATCGCGGCCGCGGACCCGACGGCGATCGGCGCAGCCGACCCGACGGCGATCGGCGCAGCCGACCCGACGGCCATCACCGGCGCGGACCCGACGGCCATCACCGGCGCGGACCCGGCGGCGATCACCGAGCCCGCGGCGGACACGACCACGGGCGTCGTGAACGGCGGCATCGTCGGCGCACCGACCACGCCGTCTTCGCAGCTCGGCGAGCCCGGCGGCTTCTCGGACTGGAACGTGAACATCTCCGAGGCGGTCGTCTTCGTCCAGGGCGTGATCGACACCGTGCCCGCCGAGGTCGACTTCGACGTCGCGTCGGGCGTCGAGGTCTGCAACGACGGCGAGTCGGTCACCGGGTATGTCGTGGCGAAAGAGGCCGGCGGCGTCATCACGTTCGACAAGGTTCTCGGGGCGGCCGCTGCAACCGGCGCCGAGGTCCCGCCGAACGACGCCGCGATCGATGCGGCCGTGACGCACAACCGCTGGGTGAAGGTCGCCCGCGTGACGTTCAACCGAACGGGCGATCTCACGTGTACGCAGGCCGAGAGCCTCACGGCCGCGAACCGGGTGGCGTACGGCACTGCGGCCGCGCTCGCGAACGATCTGAGGCTGCGGGCCGCCGAGTACCGCACGCTCGTGCTCGACATCAAGGCGAGGCTCGCGGAGTACCGCACGCTCGTGCTCGACGAGAAGAGCCGGTTCGCGGAGTACCGCACGCTCGTGCTCGACCTCAAGAGCAGGCAGGCGGAGAACCGCACCGAGCTGGTCGATCTGAAGGCCCGCACGGCGCAGGAGCGCACCTCGCTCGTCGAGATCAAGGCCGACCTGATCACGACCGCGCAGCGGCTCAACCAGATCCGCCTCCGCACCAGCGACCGCATCAAGACGAGCGTCGCGCTCGGCGGTGGGCGCGGGCAGTTCTCGCTCGACGCGGGCCCGTCGGCGGTCTGATTCGCGGCGTCGTGGCCGCAGCGCTTTCGCTACCATTCGACCCGGAGCGCGGTGATCTAGACCAAGATCCCGCGTTCCTGGCGTTGTATCAGGAGATGTTGCGCGGAGACCTCTGTCTCTTCATGCGCGACGTCCTCCACCTGGAGATCGGCCCGCATCACGTGGCGTGGGGCGACCTCGTGAACCGAGTCTCGCGCCTCGCCGTGAACGCCGCGCGGGACCACGGCAAAACTGGCTTTTTCTCCTACGCCTATCCGATCTGGCGCGCGTGGAGCGAACCCGGGTGCGAGGTCTACCTCTTCAGCAAGACGTTGGAGCAGGCGCAAGAGTTCCTCGATCACATCCTCTACGGCAAGGATGAACACCTCGTCGGGATCGTGAACATCCCCGGGCTCGCGAATCTCATCCCGAGCACAGAGGACATCAAGAAGAACCCGGCGCTGCGGCTCAACAAGAGCGACGTCAAGTTCACGAACGGATCGCGCATCCGGGTCGCCGGCTACGGCAAGGCGATGCGCGGCCGGCACCCGAAGTACATCGTCCTCGACGACCCTTTGAACGACGAGGACATGTGGTCGGAGATGACTCGATTGAAAAACATCGAGTATTTCAAGTCTGCCATCTCTCAGATGGTCACGCGAGAGGGTCAGTTGATCGTGGTGGGGACGCCCTTCCATGCGTCCGATTTGTACGGTTTCTTGCGGAAGAACGAGATGTACACGTTCATCCGTTTTCCGGGGATCATCAAGGATGCGCGAGGCAACGATCGGGCGCTTTTCCCGTGGCGCTGGCCTCTCGAAGCACTCTACGACAAGCGCAAAGAGATCGGTGCGCTGTCGTTCTCTCGTGAGATTCTATGTCAACCGATCTCAGACGACATTTCGATCTTCCCGTCGCATCTCTTTCCGCCGTGCTTCGACGACAAGCTCTGTATGCGCATGACTCGCAACGCGATCAAAGCGCGCGGCTGGGTGACGTACATGGGTGTCGACATCGCGCGCAGCTCCAGCGTGGGCGCCGACTTCTTCGTGATCTTCGTGATCGCCCGCACGCCGAAAGGGGAGCACGTCATCGTCGACATCCGGCGATCGAAGGGGCTTCCGTTCCAGCGACAGCTCGATGAGATCAAGATCGCGGCGGCGCTCTACGACCCGGCGCTGATCTTTATCGAGTCGAACGCGATGCAACAGATCTACACCTCGGAGATGAGGCGGGAGACCGATCTGCCAGTGAAGGAGTTTCTGACGCTCGCGACGAACAAATATCCGCTCGACAAAGGCGTCCCGGGCCTGCGGATCCTGCTCGAGGGACAGAAGATCATCATCCCCCGCGGCGATGAGATCTCGCGCAAGCTAAGCGACATTTGGATCGATGAGTGCACGCAGTTCGGTTTCATCGACGGGAAGCTGCAAGGCATCGGGGCCCACGACGACACGTGCGTGCTACCTGGTACTCTCGTGACCACAAAAGCGGGTTTGGTACCCATCGAGGACGTGAGGGAGGGGGACGAGGTCCTCACCCATAAATCCAGGTGGCGGCGCGTCACCGGAACTACGTCGCGAGCGCACAGCGGAGAGATCCGCACGCTTCAACCCGTAGGCTCTCTGGGCTTCTCAGTGACACCCGAGCACCCGGTGTGGTCAGCGTCACCTACAACGAGCACGCGAGACCGGACGAACCGGCTAGGGGCCGGAGAGTGGGCCTTCGCTGCTGCCTCGGACGTGCGCGCAGGTCGAAAAATGAGGGGCGATTGGGTGTCACACCCAACCCCCCGCTGGGATGGACCGCCCCCGCGAATCGATCTGGCCGACTTCGTCCACAACACCGAGCGCACTCTTCGATGTGGTGGACCGAAGTGGAAGATCGATGACATCCACGTGTGGTGGCGCGGGGACCGCGTCGCGCCACGATTCATCGAGCCGTCGGACAAGGATTGGGGCTTCCTGTTGGGTCTCTATCTGGCGGAGGGCAGTGTTGGGGGCGCTGCGAAAACCAAACACCTCGTGCAGTTCGCGTTACATGCCAGGGAAACGTACATAGCTAACTACATCAACACGCAGTCAGAACGGCTGTTTGCTGCCCCAGCGCGGACCGTGAAGACCTCGGACAACGGGATGGTGTGTGCCTTCGGGTCTCGACCAGCAGCCGGGGTGTTTCGACTCCTCGGAAAGCACTCCGACAAGCACTTGCCTTGGTCGTGGATGTCTCTGCCGGTCGATGTTCGGCTGGGGATCGTGCGCGGTTGGTTAGTGGGGGACGGGTGTGTGGGTAACAACGCAGCCAGCAACGGATCTCACCTGAGAGGTGTCAGCATCTCGCGCTCACTCATCGAACAGATGCGCATCACATTGGTCGAGAGCGGGATTCCCGCTATGGTGCGACCGTTCAAGAACACCAGCTTCCGAGGGTCGACACCAGCGCCCGCTTGGGTTCTAACGATCCCGGCGCACTGGGCATCCGACCTACTTCACGATATGAACGACGTGGAGCGAGAGCGTTGGGGGGGCTTCACGTCGAGGGAAAACCGTGGTCGTGAGCCACGACGCACACTCCACGTACATGCGGACTGCGTTCATCATCGCGTGGCCGCCAACGAGACGCGAGCCTACGACGGGCGCGTGTACAACCTCCATGTCGAGGAGGATGAAAGTTACGTGGTGGAGGGGGTAGCTGTGCACAACTGCATGGCTTGGTGGATCGCGACCGAAGCGGCGCGCAGCGGCGGGTTCACTTTCTCCTTCGGCGACGGGGACAAAGACGATGTCGACGAGGCTGGAGAAGGTGAAGAGGGGGACAAGTGGGAAGACGTTTTCTTGGGGGACGCCGAAGAAGATGTTGAGGGCGCCTTCGGCTAACAGTTGACGTTGCCTCTCTGAGGGGGTAACGATCAGAGGTCTCGTCGCCCCTCCTAGGGCGCACCCGAACGAACGGAGAGAGTCATGCGAGAGAGCTACGCCCAGAGGCAGATCCCGGCGGACGGTGCTGCCGACATTCCCTACCCGGACTACCGCACCACGATCCAGGGGATCCTCAAGCACGAGATGGAGGGCTACATGGGCTCCGTCACCGGCGCGGCAGGCGCCGGTGGCACCCTGGCCGCGGTCCCGTTCGAGCCCGCGGTCGTGCGCGTGATGAACGACGCCGGCGGCACGCCGGCGATGTACGACAGCTTCTTCTCGGAAGCGGCGGCGGTGCACACCGTGATGATCCTCGCCGTCGCGGCGAACGCGAACCCCCCGGTCCTCGCCGACAACGGTGATGGAACTTGGGACATCGAGCTGCCGACGCAGATGGCCCCCGACGGAGAGACCGTCGTGGTGCTCGTCCAGGGCTTCCGCGCGGTCGGCGGCTCCGAGTAATCGGGCCGTTCAGGTGAGAGCGCCCCGGTGTCCGGCCGAGGGCGCTCGGGCGACGGCGTGAGCCCGCCGTCAGCCGGCAGGCTGGCGGGGGCCCGTCGGCATTATTACGGAGGCCCATGCCCGAGCGGTCGCAGCCGGGGGACTACATCCCCCACCTGTCGGTGCATCGTCTGCGCGAGCGCGCGGCGAGAGGCGACGGTGCGCTCCTCGCGCAGCAAGTCGAGGTGCAACGCCTGTTTGACACCGAGGCCGAGGGGACGCCGCCTCCGCCACACATCGTCGACGTCGAGGACGTCACGCGCGGGCTAGGGATCCCCGACGAACAGCGTGCGACGATCGAGCGGATGATCTCCGGCACGCCGGCCGATTTCACGGTCCGCGGGGGGACGCAGAGAGTCGTGAGTGCGCGCGGCGCGCTCGTTGAGCTGCTACGATCGATGAGGCCGCACATCCCGTCCGATGCTCGGCAAGAGATGGCTCGCCGCGCGCTCACGTTCTGGAAGAAGCGAGCACCGATCGACTCGGGAAGGTCTCCGCAGATGCGCTACGTCGTGCAGAAGGTCACGCTGGAGAAGGGCGAAGCGCGCGGTGGCAAGTACTACCGGCGCGTGCCCACCGGCAACCCCAAACGGCCGTGGCGCTACTACTACACGCGCGAGGAGTACGAGCGCGATCACGGAGATCACGGGCACCTGCACGGCCCCGAGGTCAAGCAACGGCAGCTCGGGCTCGACTTCAGTGAGGCGCCCCCGAAGCCGGAGAAGAAGCCGGAAGTTGAGCACGCTCCCGAGTGGATGCAGCGTCGGCGCACGGAGGCGGTCGCTGCCATCGAGAGCGGCGACGCACGCAAGGTGAAGGTCCGGCTCGACGGCGCCGAAGGGGTGCACAACGCGCTCGAGGGCCCCGGCGCCGAGCGCGGCAAGGCGTGGCTTCGGGAGCACGTGATCCGACCACTCAGTGACGCGTGGGGGCGCCTCGTCAACAGGGACGCGCCCGTGCCCGAGGCGGCACCAGCAGCGGCGGCACGTGCACGTGTCGAGGAGAAGCGCGCCGCTCGACGCGCGGCGGCAGAGGCACAGCCGGCGCCTCCGCCCCCGCCCGAGCAGCCCGCGCCCGAGCAGCCGGCATCGGCAGCTATCGCGCGCATCGCACATCTCTCCGACGCGGCCGCAGCCCAGCACCTCGAGATCACGCTGGATCTGAGCTACAACGACGCGATAGCGGCGGTCGCACGACACCGCTACGGGCTCGATGTACACGCGTGGCGTGAGGCGAAGTCAAAGGGGACACTTCCCCCGCGGCTCGACGCAGTGACGCGGCAGACGGCGGCGGTGCCCGCGGCGAAGCTCGCGGAGCCTCCGGAGCAACCCATCGTCGTGCGGGAGGCGCACCCGAAGCCCGGATTCCAGATCCCGCCCGCACCGAAAACCGAAGCGGAGTTTCGTGCAGAGCACGAGGCCGAGACGGGACAGCCGTTCACCACGGAGGCCGAGGCCCAGGCCGAGCACGAAGCGCAGCAAGAGGTGGAGCGAGCGGCCGCAGTCGGTGAGCCAGATGAGGCCACGCGAGCGCAGTTCAAAGAGTCGACGGATCGGAAGGGCATGCCGTTCTACGAGAGCCCGGACGGCATCTATCGGATCTACGCACTCAAAGGCCGTAACGGAAACATCGTCTGGGATCTGCTCACGAAGCAGACATGGAACGGGCAAACGTCGTGGGAGTCGGCGCGCAACGGCTTCACAGGTACGAAGGCCGCAGCGATGGAAACGGTGCTGCGACGCGAAGAAGCGATCCGACGTCGGGATGCCGTCGTCCAGGCGAACGTGGAGCGGTACAACGCCGAGCAGAGCGGCGAGACGACGTCGGGTCCGAGCGGGCCCTCGGGCGCATCCGAGCACACGATAGTCGGCGGCGACACGTACGTCCACCGCAACACGATCAAGGCACACGGCGGCCGATGGGACAGCCCGACGAAGACGTGGAAGGTCCCGACCGCGAACGTCGAGAAGCTCAAGGCGGCGCTCTCGACGGGGCACGTGCACGACGTGGAGGCCGGCGAGCTCACGCTCGGTCGGGACATCGCGACGCGAGAGACGGCCGCGGTGCCCATGGAGAAGCTCGATGAAGCTCCGGGCGAGGTCGAGGCCGCGCCCGTGCTTGATCTTGCATCGTCACCCCCTGGGTGGAAACGCGAGAGCGGTACGAGCTACGCACTGGCAACGCTCGTCGGGGAGGCGCATCTCACACGCAACGCTCTCGGGTGGTCCGTGTCGCTCGACGGCGAAACGATCCAACTGCCGAAGCATGCCGACTTCTCGCACGCCGAAGGGGTCGTCAAACAGATCGTCGAGAAGCGAAGTGCCCCCGCACCGACGCCCCCGCAGACCACGTCGACGTGGGTGGACTCCCGGGGCCGCGCGGTGCAGGTCGACACCTCGGTACCTCCCGACGGGCGTGTCGAGACGAGCACCGATGCGGACGGCTCCGTCACCACACGCACCTACGACGCACAGGGGGCGCTTCGTGGGACTGAGACGAAGTTCTCCGACGCCTCTCGGGAGCAACTGAGAGAGCAGGCAACCGCGGCTCGAAACGAGCGTGAAGCGCGCCAGCGCAAGCACTTGAACCTCGACTTCACGCCCGGTGAGACGCTCTTCGTCAACGGGAAGAAGTACACGATCGGGCCGACGGTCGAACGGCACAACGGGCGGAGCGTGAGCCTGTTCCCCGCCGAGGGGCGCGCCGTGAAGTTGAGAGAGTTGTACATTTATCCCGGAGGGATGGCAGGAATCCGCGCGTTCGGAAGCAGTCAGCAGGGCGAGGTCAAGACGCTCGAGGGCGGCAAGCCGCGCGAGACGCCCTGGACCCCGCCGCCGAAGAAGCCGCCGCCCGAGCCTCCGCGACCTACGCCCGAGCCCCCGCGGCCCCCGCCGATGCCCACTACCTCGGAAGACCCCAAGGGCTCGCCGCGAGCCGAGGCCACGAAAGCCACGAAGAAGGCCGAAGAGGAAGGCGAGTACATCAACGATCGCTCGTCATCGATCGAGCAGCGCGGAGAGGATGTGCTCGGGTCCGCGCGGCATAGAGCGTTCGTGTGGAAGACCTTGCGGGATGCGCTGTCGTCGTCAGACGCCGGATCGATGTTCACGCGCGACTTCTTGGCCAAGCAAGAGCCGATCGACTTGATCGCGCGCGTCCAGCGGGTGCAAGCGGAGAGTGAGAACATCGGCAAGGTCGGGAACACCGCCCTGGCAGCTCTGATCGCCCACTACGCGATGCGCAAGTTCGGCCCCAAGCCCGAGATGGTTGAACTGTCGCAGGTCGGGGGGAAGATCACGTACTACTATGACGGCGACAAACTGACGAGGGTGTTCAACTCCGCATACGAAACACCCACCCAAGAAGAGCACGTTCGACGGCAGCGCGAGTCGTACTACCACGCCTACACGAGCGCGAAAGGCGTCCTAGAGCGGTTCGTCGACGGGGGAGACGCCGACGTCAATGCAGTGAAGCTCTCGCAACAGATTCGACAGATCTACGAAACGCACCGTGACCACTACGGCATCGCCGACGCAGGCACCGAGGCGCTGCGCACCCTGTACAACGGGGTGATCGGGCGTGGAAAGACGAGCGCCCGAGGGCAGGCCAACGAGTTCGTCGGGCGTCTCAGCAAGAAGTACCCCGAAAAAGAGGATCAACTGAGGAAGGTGCCCGAGCACGTCATGCGCGTTCTCGAGGGCTACTCGATGAACGAGGCGTTCGGGACGAAACAGTCGAAGGACAAGGGCATCGACCTCTCCGAGCTGTATGACACCAAGGTCATGCGCCGCACGGGGCCAGCGTCGCAGTACCAGAGCGCGAAGCAAGGGCTCGACCTGCTCGACAAGCACGCGGGCGGGGCCTTCGAGATGCGTGGTGTGCAGTGGGGCAAGAGCGTCACGGACGATGAGCGCGAACACCATTTGAAGAGCCTCGTCGACTCGTGCGCCGATCTGACGGATGTGTTGGGCCTTCCGCCGAAGATGGCTTCGTTCAACGGCAAGCTCGCGATCGCCGTCGGCGCTCGAGGGAAGGGGACGTTCGCGGCCCACTACGAGCCCGGGCAGCGAGTCATCAACCTGACGCGCGCGAACGGTGCGGGAACTCTCGCACACGAGTGGGGGCACATGTTCGACAACCTCGTCATGGCTGCGGCCGGCGAGGACACCATCACGACAGAGGGGTACAAGTCCGACGCGCGGTACTCATCCGAGATCTTTGCTCGGAGACTACGCAACCCCACGCCGACGGAAGAGCCCACGTTTCAGGCGATGAATGCGTTGCAGTCGAGCGATGCGATGGTCAACTTCCGCCGACGACTACACGGCGTCATCCAAGAGCTGAAAGAGCGGGGGCTTCCTCACGGGGAGGAATATTGGGCGAGTGGTCGTGAGGTGTTCGCGAGGTGCTTCGAGGTCTACGTCCAGCGCAAGCTCCAGACGAACGGCCGCGAGAACACCTACCTCACCTCGTTCCGCGGCAGCGGCCCGGGATCCGAGCTGTGGCCGTCCACCGCCGAGGTCGACGCCATGACGCCGCACTTCGACAAGCTCTTCGAGGCGTTCCGCGGCTCGTCGCTGCTCCACAAGGCGATCGCGTACATGAGCGAGCGGCCGAAGGATCTTCGGAGCAAGATGTACGGCGGAGACCCGATCATGGAGCCCAGGCGCTCGTCGAGGCCCACGGATCACTGGCGATGAAGTTCGTGATCTCACTCGAGAAGGCGATGAACGCGGAGTACGGAGGTACGACGCGGTCGGGGCCGTCCGGCCCGGGCGAGAGCACGCCATCGCTGCCAGACTTCTCGATATACTACGCCCCGCCCGAGAAGAAGATGGCGGAGCGGGAGCAAGAAGCTGCGGCGAACCGTCAGACAGCGATGCGGCACAAGCACCGCGGGTTCTGGGGAACGCCACCGGCGCTCGTTCCGAAGCTGCGGTATGAGGGGGAGGACATCGCGCCATACGCCGAGCACGACGTGAAGCTGAAGGCGAAGAACAAAGCGACGATCAAGGGTGCCAAGCTCCCGGATGCCTCGCGCAAGCGCAAGCAGTCGCGTAAGCTCGGACTGCGGAGGATGTGACCATGGACGCGATCGACAGTCTGGCGCGGTTGGCGAAGTCGGGAGACGACGACGAGGCGTACATGCTCGGCTACCGCGACGCGCGCGCGGGCAAGCCAGCCAAGCCGAAGCAAGCGGCGGCACCGGACGACGACGATGCGCCGCAAGGCGTCGACGTCGACGGCGACGGCGATTCGGACGTGCCCAGCGCCGACACCGATGGCGACGGGGACACTGACGGTGTCGAGGCCGCCGAGGACGACGACGAGGGCGACGAGGTGCCCGGCGACGAGGGCGACGAGGTGCCCGGCGACGAGGGCGACGAGGACGCGCAGGCGACCGGGGAGGACCCCGAGCTGCCGGCGGACGACGGGGAGAACTACGGTGTGGGGGATCTCAACGAGGACGGGGAGACCACCTCGCTGATCGAAGAGGTCGCCGCGGTCGAGAAGGACTACTACGCCGCGGCCGGGCTGCACGGCGTCGGGCACCACAAGACGCAGCGCGCGCTCGACGTGTATCACCGCGTCGTGCGCAAGCTCGTTCGCGCGTTGATGGGCGAGCCGAACGATGACGCACAGTCGTCGGACGGGCAGCCTCCGGAGAAGGCCGGCAAGCCCGGCAAGCCGGGGAAGGGACCGCCGCCGGCGCAGGGCTCGGAGGGCGACGACGAGGGCGGGGGCGACGAGGGCGACGAGGCCCCGCAAGCAAAGGGCCCGGGCGACGAAGGCGACGACGAGGACAAGGGCCCGCCGCTCGCGCAGGGGGACGACGAGGAGGACAAGCCGAAGAAGAAGGGCAAGCCGATGTTCGGCAAGAGCCTCGACGGGCTCGGCGCGATCGCGCTCGAGTCGGGAGATCCCGACATGCTGCGCGACCTCGTGCACGACCTCGTGAAGGGCGGCGGGCACAAGTACACGAAGCGCACTCCGAAGGCAGGAGGGGGGTACAACTACGAGTATCCCGACGATCACAAGCAAATGTCGCTCTTCGGCGACGGGGACAAACACCTCGGCAAGACGAGCAACGGCAAGCCCATCCCGCATGTGCCCGAGCGCCTGGGCCATCTCGACAAGGTCGCGAGCGAAGCGGTGCACAAGCACGGCCTCTTCAGTCCGGAGGCAAGCCCGTCCGTCCGCGCTTCCCAGGAAGCGCAGCGTGAGCACTTCGATAGCTACACCGAGGGCTGGAGCGCGCAGGATCACAAGGACGCCGAGAACGCCATCAGAGACTACAAGCGGTCGGATCACGCTCGTGCTAGTGGGATGACCCAGAATCACGAGTACGCGCACAACGGTCTCTCGCAGGCGCACAGCAAAGCCGCCGAGGAGATCGAGAAGCAGGATCGCGCGAAGCGTGATTCCGAGCGCCGCGCTCACGAGGAGGAGACGTCCCGACAACACGTTCAGAAGATCCTTCGGGACGAAGAGGTGCGGAAGCTCAGCACCAAGGGCAAGGGCGTCGCGCGCATGGCGACGAAGCTCATGGACGCCGGTAAGACGCCGCGAGACTTCGGAATGTCGCACCGGAACTGGAGCGATGTTCCGAAGGCGGACATCAAGGAAGCGCACGACGAACACACACGCAAGAGCTACCGCGACATGGTGACCGATCCGCTCGCGAAGGGCGCCGAGGGGCTCCGCACGCTCCCCAGCGGCCCCGCGCCGGTCCAGCTCATCGACGATCGCGTGGACCCTTCTGTGCTCTTCCGGAAGTCGCAGGGACGGCGCTACGCGGCCGATGGGCGCAGCGCCCCCATCGTCGTGACGGTAGACGCACGCTGCCCGCTCCACGGGCACGATCACGAGAGCATCTACAAGAGCCAGGTGCTCGCCACGCCGCACCTGCACTGCACCTGCAAGCGCTGAACGATGGGGATCATCGACGACATCGCGAAGGCCGGGCGCGTCGGGCTGCGCCGGTGGGTGGCTGACTCCGACGACGACGTTGACATGTCGTCGATGGGCGACGCGCTCACGAAGGCCGGGCTCACAGAGCGGCAGCGGCAGACGACGACGAACCTCGCCGCGGACGCCACCGAGGAGAGCCCGCGCGCCCTGTTCCACGATCCCTACTCGATCCTCGATTGGGGTGGGTGGCGGCAGCGGCCGTCGTCGCTCACCTACGAGTCTCTGCGCCAGATGTCTCTCCAGGCGTCGCCGATCGCTGCGATCGTCCAGCTCCGGGTCAATCAGATCTCGCAGTTCTGTCGGCCCCAGCAGAGCCAGTACGACAAGGGGTACCGCGTCGTGCTCCGGGATCGGCGTGACAAGCGCCCGATGTCCCCCCAAGAGCAGAAGATGGCGCGCGAGATCGAGCGGATGCTCGAGACGACAGGTTATCTTCTGCCGTTCGAGAAGCCCACGTACCGCGACAGCTTCCGATCGTTCACGAAGAAGTCTGTCAGAGACATCTTGGTTTACGACCAGTGGGTGTGGGAAAAACAGCGCGACAGGCACGGACGCCCGAGCCGCTTCATCGCGCTCGACGGTGCTTCGGTGCGTCCGGCCGTGTCCGACGTCGAGCACATGCGGCCTGAGGAGCACCGCGAACGCGTCGCGTACGTGCAGATCTACGAGAACACCGTCGTCGCGGAGTTCAGCCCGGATGACCTAGCGTGGTGCATCATGAACCCGCGCGCGGACCTCCGCGTCAACGGTTTCGGTCTGAGCCCGATCGAGCAGATCGTTCGTCTCGTCACCGCGTGGCTCTTCGGGTTCCAGTACAATCAGAACTTCTTCTCGCAGGGTTCTGCGATCAAGGGGCTGATCAACATCAAAGGTGCCATCCCAGACAAGCAAATGCGCGCGTTCCGGCGCATGTGGTACACGATGATCAGCGGCGTGAACAACGCTTGGCGCACCCCGATCCTCAACTCGGACGAGATTCAGTGGGTCTCCATGCACTCGGCGAACCGAGAGATGGAGTACAGCTCTTGGATGGACTGGCTGACCAAGCTGATCTGCGCGGTCTACGGTGTGGACCCGGTCGAGATCAACTTTCAGTTCGGCAACACCGGTCAATCGAGCAGCCTCAACGAAGGCAGTCAAGAATCCAAGGTCATCGAGTCGAAAGACAAGGGACTACGCCCGCTCGTCGAGCACATCACGGACCACATCAACCAGCACTTGATCTGGGAACTGTGCGAAGATTTCGAGTTCGGGTTCGTCGGTCTCGACGCGAAAGCCGAGCAGACCGAGCGCGAGGCGCGGATCAAGGAGAGCGCTGCGTTCAAGACGGTCGACGAGGTGCGCGCCGAGATGGATCTGCCGCCGATGCCCAAGGGGCAAGGCGAGATGATCCGGGATGCGCAGTGGGTCCAGTACACCAACGCCCAAGACGCACAGCAACAGCAGCCCGGGATGGGTGGGGACATGCCGGGCGCTCCTGGGGGCGAGGGCGAAGATCCGCTCGACGAAGATGACGATCTCCTCTCCGCCCCAGCGGGCGAGGATGACGACAGCGAACAGGACGAGGATGACGACCTACTCTCGGCGTCGTTCAAGGACTATCACGAGCAGTTGCGCAAGGCCGTGAGCACGATCGAGCGCTTGAAGGAGTGAGCCATGGGCGTCCGTACGTCGGTAGAGATCGGGATCCAGGTCGGGATGGAAGCGTCTCTCGACGACACGGTGTTCTCGCGGGATGTCAGCGAGCTGCTGGATACGCTCGATCACGCGGTCGTCCAGGTGATCACGCTCGCCGGCGGCGAGGCGAACTATCAAGTCGCCTTCGGTGACGTGACGCAGCCCCGCACGCTCTACATCGAGGCGGAGGGGGACGTCGACGTGAAGCTGTGGGGCTCGGGGGGTCAGGCGATCGAGGTGCGCCGGCCGATCGATCCGGCGGCGAGCGGCGCGGAGGATGTGCTGGCGTACCTGCTCATGACGGGCACCTTCACGAGCTTGCACCTGACGAACGACGACGCCACGAACAGCGCTCGAGTGCGTGTGTTGATCGTGGGCGATCTCGTGACGTGATCGGCGGCGCACGTGGGTGAGCCCGACGCATCGGGTGCGAAGATCTGGTATCGCGATCGCCCGATGCGCGAGCTGCATCAACGCACCTACGACGCCTACCGCGCGCTGTACGCGCGCATGCTCGACGAGGTCCGGAGCTACGTCGAGCGCGTCATCCTAGGGCAGCCGTTGGCCAAGGCGGGGCCACCGGTGCCTCCGAAGCTGCTCACGCCGGCGGAGCTGGAGGCGATCCGCGCGCTCATCCTGAGCCATCACGAGGCGTTCATCGCGCACGTGATCGGCCCGCGCGCAGTCGACCCTGCGATTCTGCAACAGCTCGCACAGCACGGGCTACTCCGCCCCGACATGGCGGGCGTCAGTCCCGCGATCTTGCAACAGCTCGTACAACAGGGCGCGGTCGTCACCGAGATCCAAGCGCCGACGAAGATCATCGACGAGGCGTATCGGTACGGCCAGCACCTCGGCAGCGCCGCTACACCTCGAGAGAAGCGACCGATCGAGGGCCTCACCTGGGAGGAGTGGAAGCAGCGGCCTGTACCCCCGCCGAGCCCCGCCGAGCAGCACGCGATCGACTTCGCCCGGCAGTCGGCAGCTACTCGAATCCGAGGGCTCGGTAACCGTGTCGCAGATGACTTCACGACGACCGCGATCGAGGCAGACCGGGCGCTGCGCCACGACTTCGAGGCCGTGGTGCGAGACAAGGTCGCGGAGAACGTCGAGAAGCGAGATTCATGGCGGAAGATCACCTCGGAGCTGGGGGACGCCACGGGCGATTGGAGTCGAGACCTCGGGCGAATCGCCGCGACCGAGAAGATGGATGCGATGATCGAAGGACAGGCCCAGGCCATCGTCGAACGATCAGACGCAGGACCCGACGAGGTTCGCGTCGCGAAACAGCCGAACCCCGACGCGTGCCCGGAGTGCCTCCATCACTACCTCGCCGACGGGAAGCCTCGCATCTTCGTGCTGTCCGCGTTGACGGCGAACGGGTCGAACGCCGGTCGGAAGAAGAAGGATTGGCTCCCGACGCTCGGGCCGCTCCATCCGTGGTGCGCGTGCGAGCTGATCGAGGTACCGAGCGGGTGGGGTTTCGACGATGAGGGCAATCTAGAGCCGCTCGTGTTGAAGCGGTCCGATCTCGAGTGGAACCTGATCAAGTCACTCAAGCGTCGGATGTTCGTGATGACGTACGGCGACGCGGTCGGTGACGCAGGGATCACGGTGCGGATCGCAGACCCGCTCGTGCGCGAAGCTGTCGAGGCCGTCGTCGCTCGCACGCCCGTCGAGGTGTTCACGCGAGCGACCGGTGTCACGCTGATCACGACCGACCACGGGCGGCCGCAGAACCCGATGGACGAGAACGACTTCGCGTATTGGGCCGGCAACGAAATCCGGATCCAACAAACGATCGATCCGGCGAAGGTGAAACGGGTCCTCGAGCACGAGATCGGACACTCGCTCAACTCCTGGCTGCTCACGACGTTCGGTGACATCCCGAAGGTGCGAGAGTGGCACGAGCAGCTCTGGCAGGTGTCGCAGCGCGAGGCGTGGGTGAGCGCGTACGCGAAGAAGGCACCGATCGAAAACGCGGCCGAGGTGAGCCGCTTCTACCTCTACTACAAGCCGCTTCTGCGGCAGCGATTCCCGTCGCAGTTCGCGATGGTTCATCGCGCGTACCGGGGCATGTTTTGCGCTAAGATGGCGCCGAGGTCATCGTGACTCGGATCCTGAGCCCCGAAGAGTTCGTCGAGCTGGCGAAGAGCCGCAAGCTCCACTATCGGACGACGTTCGCCGGGCTCCCGATCAGCATCGAGAATCGCAAGGGCTCTCGGCGGTACTGGACCGACCCGGAGACCGGCGAAGAGGGCTCGACGTTGATGGAGCACCCCTATGGCTACATCCGTGGCCGCAAGGGCGCCGACGGCGACGAGGTCGACGTGTTCCTCGGGCCCGACGAGAACAGCAATCACGTGTTCATCGTGAACCAGCGCGCAGGGGCCGACCTGCGCAGGTTCGACGAGCACAAGGTCATGCTCGGGTTCCGCACGCTCGACGAGGCGCGCGCGGCGTACTTGAAGCACTACAACGCGCGCGGCCCGCAGCTTCTCGGCTCGATCCGCGAGTGGACGATGGAGCGCTTCAAGCGCTGGCTCGACGGCGGAGACCTCGATGAGCCCGTGCAGAAGGGGGAGCTTCCGCTCAACCTCTTCAAGGGCGGCCCCTACATCGGGCCGCGCGGCGGGAAGTGGGCCGACGCGGCGCACACAATCCCGTGGTCCGATGAGCACGACGCCAAGCCCCAGAAGATCCCCCTTTCGGTGCACCCGAAGATCGCCCCGCGTGGTGATGAGCACGTGTACGTCGCGGACGTCGGCGACGGGCATGTGCGCGTGTCGCCCTACGAGGATGCGAAATACGGCCCGACGATGCCTCGAGAGAGCGTCAAGCACTTCGTCAACGATCTGGCCGGCAAGGTGGACCTGCCGAAGAGTGGCAACGCGGCGATCGACTCGGTGATCGACGGCAAGGCGACGCTGCTCGGCAAGGGGGACGATGGCATCGCGTTCAAGGTCGGCGATCAAGTCGTGAAGGTCTCGACGACGGTGCCGTTCCAGCCGATGAACCCGGGCCACCGATCACCCGAGCAGGCGGCGGACATGCTGCGCGCGCAGGTGGAGACGGGCAACAAGCTCGCGGACGAAGGCATCCCGGCGCTCCGTTCGACGTTCGTGAAGCACGGCGACAAGGGCTTCCAGATCAAGCCGCACGTAGACATCCCGGAGAAGTGGACGCGCGCGCAGCTCGACACGATCCAGGACGCGGTGCACGAGATGCACGCGAAGGGCTACGCCATGAATGACGACATTCAGGCGGGCTTGGTCGACGGCAAGATCGTGTTCTACGACACCGGCAAGGTGGCCGAGGCGAAGGGATCCGGCATCTACTCGGAGACGAGCGAGGATCTGAACCGTCTGCGCAGACTCTATGAGGGCAGCGGGGAGAAGTTCGTCAACAAGAAAGATCCCGAGAGCAAACAGACGTGGGATCGCGTCATGGGCAAAGACGGCATGCTCGACCGGATGAAATCTGGGGCCAACGCAGATTTCGTTCGGCACTGGCTCGACAAGGCGTCGAATAAGCGCGTCGAGGAGGCAAACGCCACACTCACCGGCAAGGCGCTCAAGACGGCGATCATGATCATCGAAGAGGAGACCGAGTGGGCGCGCGAAGACATCAACATGAAGGTCGACTCATTCGCGAAGAAGGCCGGAGTGCCGCTCAACCTCTTCAAGGGCGGCCCGTACATCGGCCCTCGCGGCGGGAAGTGGGCCGATGCGGCTCACACGATCCCATGGACCGAGAAGCAGCCCGCGACGCCGCAGCTCGGGCTCGACTTCGCGCCGCCGGTGCACGACTCGGCGCACCTGTCCGACGAAGAGAGGGATCTCAAGATCGCGGAGATCGTGCATGTCCACGACACTCGTGAGCGTGAGCTGGTGGAGGGGGAGTTCGGCCGGGAGCGTAGTCGCCCCATTCCCGGCAGCGGCGTCCTATCCGTGTGCTCGCGATGCGGCAAAGAGCACGAAGTGCACGCCACCGTTCGGCTCACGAACGGCAAACACACCATCATGGGCACGGGGTGCGCGAAGAAACAGAGCCCCGAGATGGCCTCTCGGATCGGTACGTTGGAGCGGGCGGCGAAGGCGCTTGGTAAGGCGTCGCACGAGCTGACCGCGGCCCGGAAGAAGGTCGTCGAGGTCTCTGCCAAGAACGAGGCCGCGAAGAAGGTCGTCGAGGGTCTGGAACTGCCGGATGTGCACGAGCTGTCGATCGACGATCCCGAGGCCGACGCGTTCGCTCGGAAGATGTTGGAGGATGGCCGTCGGCGCGTGTTCAAGATGGGGGATGCAGAGCAGGTGTTGTGGGTCTCAGAGTCGACGAACCCGAGCACACCATACGGGCGTGACTACCTGCATCAACAGTTGACCTCTACATGGCGAGAGAAGCGTCTGAAAGAGCACGGCTACGACCGCGGAGCGGAGCGCGACCTGAAGACCGAGATCGAGAACATGGAGAAGCGCGTGCGCAAGCTGTCGGCGCAGCGTGAGGCCGCGGTACAGAAATCACAGGTGGGTGGTACGATGGATCTCTTCAAGGGCGGCCCCTACCTCGGCCCGAAGGGCGGTCTTTACGCGGACCCCGAGCACAAGGTCGCATGGAGCGAGAAGACGCACGGCAAGGTGCAACCGCACCACTGCCCGCGGTGCAAGGGCGTCGCGCACGTGGTCTCGCGGCAGCCTTCGCTGATCGGCGGCGCCGAGCACGTCACCTCGGCGCCGTGCAACACGTGCAACGCGAAGGGGAAGCACTCGTTCAATCACGAGAAGGCGAAGGAGCACGGGATCCCGACCCCGCCCGAGCACGCGCCCAAGGCCCCCGAGCCGCAGCTCTCGCTCCACCACCAAAAGAAGGAGCAGCTCTCACTCTTCTCGATGGTGGGTATCCCCCTCGACCTCTTCAAGGGGCTCGGTGAGGGCGTCGCCCGCGGCGGCAAGTACATCCGCCGTGTCCCGTACACGGACGCGCACGGGAAACGAAAATACCGGTACTACTACAGCGAGACGGCATCCGCGCGCGACGTCACGGAGGGCGAGGAGGTGCGGCTCGGCAAGCGCGTCGTGAAGGTCGAGAAGGTCGAGAAGGACGGGACGATCACGCTCCGGGTCGACGGCCGTGCGCAGAAGGTCTCGCCGAACCAGTGGCACTCGATGATGGCTCGCGCGTACGGTCCGCGCTTCCACGGGTGGGCGAAGAAACGCGCCGAGCAGGCGATCAACGCCGTGCTGCGCCACGTACCGCGTGAGGCGCTCGTCGATCTGAAGGGCTCGACCGACGAGGAACGGCTCGCAGAGCTTCGCGTTCGGGTGCCCGAGGTCTACGCCAAGCTGCAAAAGAGCTTCAAGCAAGCGGGCGTCGACCCGTTCCGAGCGAAGCAGATCCTCGCGCGCTCTCTCGAGCGCCGGCGATGGGAGCCCGAGGCGCGCGCCGCGGTGCTCGGCTCGATCCTCCAGAAACACGTCAAGGCGACGAGCTTCGATCAGATCGTCCGCGCGGCAGAGAACCTCGCCGGCGGGTTCGGTCTCGTGAAGGCGGAGCACGCGTCCTCGGCCCTCGCGTTGCGCGCTCCGGGCGGCGACGAGGAGCGCTTCCCCGCCGAGCTGGAGGCGACTGCGAAGGCCGCGGAGAAGGAGCTGGCCAAGCTGTCGGCCCTGCTCGCGAAGGCGCGCCACGGTGACCGCACCGCGATGGCCGAGGTGCTGGCGCATGGCGTCGGTGCGGACGCCACGCACCACCTTGCGATGCTGCTACAGGCGTTCCCGGGGCTGCGCGACAACACCGCCGAGAAGGCGCGCACCACGCTGGCCGAGGTGCCATCGGTCGCGCCGAGGAAGGCACCCAAGCAGGTCGGCAGCGACACGGTGCTGTATGTCGCGGGAGAAGGTGGGCAGCCCCAGGCGTTGAGAGCGCGGTACCGCCTCATCGAGGCGAGCGAGGTGCGCGCCTCACACGACCCGCTGCACGCGTTCAAGAAGCGCGAGGATTACCCCGAAGGAGTGCAAGAGCGCGCGTACCATCGCGACCAAAGCGAGCAGGCGAAGGTGATCCGGAACGCACAGCGGCTCAAGCCGGCGTTCTTGATCAACACGAACCCCGACGCAGTCAACGGTCCGCCGATGATCACGCAGGATGGTGTGGCGCTCGGCGGCAACAGCCGCACGATGTCCATGCAGGTCGCGTACGCGGAGCACCCCGACAAGGCCGCCGAGATGAAGAGCTACATGCGCGAGCACGCGCACGAGTTCGGGCTCACCGGCGACGACGTCGACGCGATGGAGGCCCCGATCCTCGTTCGCGAGGTGACCCCCGAGGGCAAGGACAAGCACTCGAAGGAAGAGATGCGCCTTCTCGTCCGGCAGATGAACGAGTCGTTCACGCAAGGCATGGACCCCCGAGCGATGCAGGTGGCGATGGGCCGCAAGCTCGACGACGCAGCGCTCAAGTCGCTCGGCGACAACATGCAGCCCGACGAGACGTTGGGGGAGTTCCTGAGCACGAGCCGATCGGAGCACTTCACGAACGCGCTACACCGCACGGGCATCATCGACGATCGCAGCGCGAACCAATACATGCACCACGGCCGGCTGAACGAGGACGGCAAGACGCTCGTCGCCCGGATCTTGATGGGACGTCTCGTCGGCGACGCCGATCTGCTGTCGAACACGCAGAAGAGCACGGTCGACGCAATCGCGCAGTCGGCGATCCCGATCATGCAGGCCAAGTCCTACGGCGACAAGTACGACGTGCGCAACGACCTCGCGGTGGCCATCTCCGCGAGGAATCACCTTCAGACTTTGGCCGACAAGGGTACGATCAAGGCGATGACGCCGGACATCACCGATGCGCAGCTCCGCCGCACGATGAGCCACTTCGAGAGCCTTTTCAGCGACGACCGGCACCCCGTCGCGAGCAACCCCATGGCGCAGAAGATCTTGGAGGTGTTGATCCGGCGCCCCGGCACGCGCCAGATGTCGGACACGTTCAAGCGCTTTCTCGATCGCGCGTCAAAGTACCCGGAGAATCAGACCGGGTTCTTCGGCGACACCGGGCCCTCACCCATGTCGATGATGGAGCGTGCCCTCGCCTCGTCGATCGAGGACGAGGAGGCGGAGAAGGCCGCCCGAGCTGCTGAGAAGGAGGCGAGGGAGAACTTGAAGAACGCAAAGGTGAAGGACGACGAGTCGAAGGCAAAGGACGATCAGGGTGGTCTCTTCGGCAAGGGCGTACGGTTCGGGCTGCCCAAACACCTCTACAACTTCGACGGGTCGTGAGCAACGCAGCTACAGACTGCCCGCACTGCGGCGCAGGGATCGTGGTCGTGAAGGGCGACCGGGCCAAGCTGCGCACGACGATCGTCATCTTGCACAAGAGTGGAGATGTAGAAGTGAACTGCCCAGCGTGTCGACGGCCGGTGCTGCTGTCTGCTGCCGTAGATCTACACCTCCCGATGCGAAAAGCCGAAATGCACCCTCGGTACGTTGTACCGCTTGACAGGCCGAAGCTCCCTGCGTCATAACGAGCGTATGGCCTAGCCGCACGTTGCGGCACGAGAGGCGCTCCCGGCAACCGGGGGCGCCTTTTTGCGTTCTGGAGCTGGGATGTCGTCTCAGAAGTTCGCTTTCGACTTCGAGGTGGAGGTCTTCCAAAAGGCCGGTCCCGGCGATCAGGATTGGCGCATCGGGGGCATCGTCTCGACAGACGGGCTCGATCGTCAAGGCGAGCGGCTCATTCAGGAAGGGCTCGACTTCGGCCCATTCCTGAAGGGCGGGTGGTTCAACGACAATCACGATTCTGCGACTGCGAGCGCCGTCGGATACCCGACGCGTGCGGATCTTCGCACGTTCCCCGACGGCCGGAAGGGTTGGTACGTCGAGGGGTACCTGCTCAAAGGCTACGACCGCGCGCAACAGCTCTGGGAGCTGGCGAACGCTCTCCAGAAGTCGGATCGGCGGCTCGGGTTCTCCGTCGAGGGGAGCATCATCGAGCGTGACATCACTGACCCGAAGACGGTGCGCAAGGCGATCGTGCGCGAGGTGGCGATCACCCGGTGCCCGGTCAACACCGACACGCGATTGAACGTGCTCGCGAAGTCGCTCGCAGTCGGCCACGGAGAGCCGAGCGGAGCCCCCGGAGACGGTGTCCCGCTCGTACCACAATCACTCGAGGCGGATCCCCCGCCCGACAAGAAGCGCCGGAAGAAGAGGCGCATGACGAAGTCGGAAGCCCTGGATCTGCTGTGTGAGCTGGAGCCTCGGCTATCCCGCGGCGCAGC